GACTATTGATGAAGGTTCTTCTGAAATATTATCAATTTATAGAAACTATAAACCTGGTGATTTAGGTTACACAAGAATAGAATATTTTGTTCACTATAAATTTTTACCTGGGTTAGGTTTTTATGGGTTTGGTTTAACTCATATGATAGGTGGTTTATCATTAGCTGCAACACAATCACTTAGACAATTAATAGATGCTGGTACTCTAAAAAATTTACCAGCAGGATTTAAGTCTAGGGGTATAAGAGTTAGAGATGATGACCAACCAATTCAACCTGGAGAGTTTAGAGATGTCGATGCACCAGGCGGAAACATCAAAGATCAATTTTTTAACTTACCTTTTACTGAACCATCAACAACTTTATTTCAACTTTTAGGTTTTGTTGTACAAGCTGGACAAAAATTTGCTGCAACAACAGATACCGCGACTGGTAACGATCTACAAAATAGAGCCGTTGGGACTACAATAGCACTACTTGAGCGAGGAAGTAGGGTAATGTCTGGCGTTCACAAACGATGTTACTATGCAATGAGGTTAGAATTTAAAGTTTTGGCAAGAATTTGTGCAGAATTTTTACCTCCAGAGTATCCTTATGATGTCTATGGTGGTCCAAGACAAATAAAATCGACAGATTTTGATAATAGAGTTGATATTTTACCTGTTGCTGATCCAAATATTATGTCTATGGCACAAAGAGTGACTTTAGCACAGGCACAATTACAAATTGCACAAACAAATCCACAAATTCACAACATTCATGAAGCTTATAGACGTGTTTACGAAGCATTGGGCACAAAACAAATTGAAACTTTGTTAAAACCTGCACCAAAACAACCTTCACCGATGGATCCTGCTAAAGAAAATGCACGTGCACTGCAAATGCAGTTACTAACTGCCTTTGAATTTCAAGATCATGATGCACATTTGACTGCACACATGGCTTTTATGAATTCTAGAATGGTACAAATCAATCCTGCAGTTTATGCATTGTTACAATCACACATTTCTGATCATATTTCTTTCAAAGCAAGAGCAGAAGTAAAGTTAATTATGTCTGATGATCAAGAAATGGCACAAATGCAACGTGAAAATCCGCAAGCTTTTCAAATTATTTTTGATTCTGAAGTTGCAAAGAAAGCTGCACAAATTACAAATGAATTAGTACAAGCAGAAATGAAAGCTAATGCTGCTAAACAAGATCCATTAGTAAGAATTAAACAACAAGAGGTTGATTTAAGAGCTATGGATATGCAGAGAAAAGCTGAAGAGACTAGATTGAAACAAGAATTAGAAAATCAAAGAACTGGTGCTAGGTTACAATTTGATTATGATAAACTTCAACAACAAGATGAACAATCTGATGAAAGATTAAAGGTAGCGAGGGAGAAAATTGCGAAAAAATAAAGATCCAAGAGTCGGCACAGGTAAAAAACCTAAAGGTTCAGGAAGAAGGCTTTATACTGACGAAAATCCAAGAGACACAGTAAGAATAAAATTTGCTACACCAGCAGATGCAAGTGCAACTGTTAGAAAAGTAAAAAATATTAACAAACCTTTTGCTAGAAAAATACAAATTTTAACAGTTGGTGAGCAACGTGCCAAAGTCATGGGCAAATCAAGGGTAGCAGCAATATTTAAAGCAGGTAAAAATGCAATCAGAAAGACGCAACGTTAGAAAAGGACTAAGTGGTGGAGTTAAATTTGGGCCACCGCCCAAAAGAGGACCAAATCCGCAAGGTTTACAGATGATGAGGTCTAAAGATGGTAAAAAAAGGTTACGAAAATCTATCAAAAAAAAATAAAATAATATTTTTAGCTGGTGTTTTTGATGGAGAGGGAAGTTTTGGCATTTGGTCAAAATGGAAAAGGCAAAAATACTTAGCTTGCTCAGTTGAAACAACAGATAAGGACATGGTCACTAGATTTTATGAATTTTTTGGTGGTTGCATGTACCTTTGCAAAAAAAGACAGTCTAATCATAAAAATACCTGGAGATGGCGCATCAATGGTAAGGGGGCTAGAACTAGTTTAGATAAAATGATAAGTTATATGTGTAAAAGAAGACAGGAGAAATACAATAATGTGGTTGAGTGCCTTAAAATTAGCAGTTAGCGCAGGAAGTAAAATTTATGCTAATAAGCAAAAGACGAAGATGGCAATGTCAGAGGCACAACTTATGCATGCCGAAAAAATGGCCCGTGGCCAGGAAGCTTACCAAGGAAAATTGCTAGAAGCACGACAATCAGACTGGAAAGATGAGGCAGTTTTAATAATTTTAAGTTTGCCCGTGGTGGTGCTTGCTTGGGCAGTTATATCAGATGACCCATCAGCGATGGATAAAGTAAAATTGTTCTTTGAGATGTTTTCGCAGCTCCCATCATGGTTTACAAACCTGTGGATCTTGGTTGTGGCATCGATATATGGTATAAAGGGTACACAAATATTTCGTAACGGAGGAAAAAAATGACAAAATTATGTCCAAGAGGTAAGGCGGCAGCTAAAAGAAAATTTAAGGTATATCCCAGTGCATACGCGAACGCATATGCTAGCAAAATTTGTGCAGGTAAAATTAAAGATCCATCTGGTGTAAAGAGAAAAGATTTTAGAGGACCTAAACCAGCAGCAAAAGGTAGAATGATAAAAGCTTCAACAGGTGCTGCATTGGATTCGAAAGCAAAAACTTTTAAACCTATTGCGAATGAAAAAGCAAATATATCTGAATCAGAAATGCAAGTAAGATCTGGAAGAGAAAAAGCAAGAAAAGTAAAAAGAAAACTTAAAAATATTGGTAATCAAATAAAAGGTTTTGGTAAAGAAATTATAGGTAAAAAAGTTGGTGGTATGACTGCAGGTTCAAGATCTGCACTAGGAAGAATTCAAAAAGCTAACATGGTTGAAGCAAGAATGGGTAAAGCTGTTGACTATCAAAACTATTTAAAAGGTTTGAAGAAAGCTACAACTAAACCTAATAAAACATCTAAAAGAAGAGTAAAATTTTTAAATGATGAAATAACGAGTCTTGGAAACCCCAAAAAAAAAGGTGATCCATTTTTAGAAAGAAGATTTAAACTATCTGGAGTTAAAAAAATTTTACCAAAAAGAGTTAAGGCTATTGTTTCATTATTAGGTGCAGCGGCTGCAGGTGCAGCTGGTCAAAAGGCATTAGACAAAAAAAGAAAGAAAAAAGAATTAAAAGAATTAAAAGGTGATGTAAAAGGTTCAATTGCTCCATACAAAGTCGACAAGAAAAAAATGGGTGGTTTAAAAGCTGAGCTTAATAATCCTGCAAAAGGTTACATGGCAGGAGGAATGGCTGATTATTACAAAGATTTAATGTAATGCAAAAAAACATACAGTACCTTAAAGAGGGTGGATTAAAAAAATGGTTTTCACAAAAATGGGTGGATATTGGAAGCAAACGAAAAGATGGTTCTTATGCACCATGTGGCCGTTCCAAATTAGCAGCAGATCGAAAACGGAAGTATCCAAAGTGCGTCCCTGCTGCAAAAGCGGCAAGGATGACAGAATCCCAGAGACGGAGTGCCGTTGCAAGAAAAAGAGCTAAACCTCAAGGTGTGGGTGGTAAACCAACAAACGTTAAAACATTTGCAAAAAAGTAAAATCTAACTATACTCTCTAAATGCTCGAGGGCGATAGTATTGAATATGAATTAATTGAAAAATGTTGTCAATTAATTAAAAATGATGATCCCTTTACAATAGAAATTGGTGTAAGATTAGGTAAAGGTTCTGAAACAATTTTAAAATCATTAAAAAATAAAAATCATTGGCATGTAGGAGTGGATCCTTATGGTGAACTTAGGTATAAACATTTTGATAAGGACTCTAACGTAAAACACTCTTCGGGTGTTATACCAACCTACCCTAATTCAATGAAAACTACAGTTTTACAAAATTTAAATTTTCATAATTTTATTCTTTTACATATGTGTGATACTGAATTTATGGAAAAATATTGTAATGGAGTACCCACATATAATAAATCTAAAAAAATAAGAAATGATTACGATTTAGTTTTATTAGATGGTCCGCACACAACATATGATGTACTAAAAGAAGTTATGTTTTTTGGTGAAAGGTTGAACAATAATGGTATGATGATATTAGATGATTGGCCAACATATAAATCACCAATGATTGTGGATATTGCAAAAATGCTTGACATAAAGCCTTTGCATATAGGTGAAAATAAATTAGTTTTAAAAAAATACGATTAACAAAAAGCATGGTAAGATAAAATAATGGATCCTTATACAATTTCTTTATTTCAAAATTTAATGAGAAAGCAACTTGAAACTCTTAAGAATGCCGCTATATATAGTGTTGACAGCCTAGACAAACTACAATATGTTAGGGGTCAAATCAAAGCCATAGAGGCTTTGCAACAGGAACTGAAAGACCTGCTGAATAAACAGGAGTTAAAAGATGCAAACGTCCACGGAGAGACCGAAACGGACTGAGAAATTAAAAGACTCGTATAAACCAGAGGAAGAAATTTCTACAGTTCTAGATCCAAAAGCGATCGATGATTCACTATTAGATAGATTACCAAATCCAACGGGGTACAGAATGTTAATTCTGCCTTACGCTGGTCCTAAAAAAACAAAAGGTGGTATTCTACTAAGTGATACAACACAAGAAACAATACAAATGACTACCGTATGTGGTCTTGTCCTTAAAATGGGGAACCTTTGTTATAGAGACAAAGAAAAGTTTCCGCTTGGAGGTTGGTGCAAACTTAATGATTGGGTAATTTTCAGTAGGTATGCAGGTTCAAGATTCAAGATTGAAGGTGGAGAAGTAAGAGTGCTTAATGATGATGAAATTATTAGCACTATTAAAAATCCACGTGATATTTTGCACCATTACTAAGGAGGAAACATGGTAGAAGAAACAAAAGCTCCAGAAGTGGAGCTTGACACGGATGGTGTCAATGAAGAATCCGTTGATATTAAAGAGACACCAAAAGAACCAGAGGCCACAGAACTACCAAAAGAAGAGGTAGATCTAGGGTACACTGATCACAGCGATAAACGTACTTATGATAAGAAAAAAGATCATGATACGGATATTTCATATGAAAACGAAAGACAAGTAAAGTTAGAAGATAGAGAACCTCAAAAAGAAGAAACTGAGGATCTTAAAGATTACTCTGATAAAGTTCAAAAGAGAATCAAAAAACTAACTTTTCAACTTAGAGAGTCAGAGAGGCGAGAAAAAGCTGCAACTGATTATGCAAAAGGTCTAAAACAGAAGTATGAACAAGTTGATAAAAAACTTGAAGAAACAGATACAAGCTATTTAAAGGAATACGATGCTCGTATCGATGCACAAAGAGATCAAGTAAAAGCTAATCTTAAAAATGCAATTGAATCTCAAGATGCCGACAAAATTATGGAGGCTAACGATCAACTTACTAAATTAGCTGTTGAGAAGGAGAAGGTAACAATCTCTTTAAGTGAAAAAGAGAAGAAAAAAGAAGAAAAACCACAAGAAGAAGCACAAACTATTGAACAACCGCCTATTAGTCAGAAAGCTCAAAAGTGGGCAGAAGATAATGAGTGGTTTGGAACTGATAGAGTTTTAACGAGTGCCGCAATGGGTATTCATGAGGACTTAATTCAGCAGGGGGTTGCTTCAGATAGTGACGAGTATTATAATCAAATCAACAAACGTATGAAGGAGTATTTCCCTCAAAAGTTTGCACAATCTTCTGAAGAAACAACTAAGGCTGCACCCGTCCAAAATGTGGCCTCGGTAAGCAGAAGATCAGGTGGACGCAAGTCTGTGAAACTCACTAAATCACAGGTAGTTATCGCTAAGAAATTAGGAGTGCCACTGGAGGAATACGCAAAATACGTGAAGGAAGGAGCATAACATGGAAGATAAAATCAAAACTTCACGCCTGTCCAATACGAGAGTGAATGAATCTCGTAAAAAGGATTGGACACCACCATCCAGTTTAGATGCACCAGCTGCACCGCAGGGGTATGCACATAGATGGATACGAACTGCAACTATGGGTTTTGAGGACGTTGCAAACGTTTCAAAAAAACTTAGAGAAGGTTGGGAATTTGTAAAAGCTGAAACACTGAAAAGTGAAATAGGCGAAAATCAATTTCCAGTCATCATGGAAGGAAGACATGCTGGTTTAATCGGAATTGGTGGCCTTGTGTTGGCAAGGATACCTTTGGAGATTTTAAAAAGTCGTGCTGAGTATTTTAAAAGAATAACTCAAGATAGAACAGACGCGATAGATAGAGATCTTATGAAGGAACAACACCCGGACATGCCGATCAATATTGAAAGGCAGTCTAGAGTTACCTTTGGCGGTTCTCGTAAAAAGTAATATTTTTGCGATACCTACTTAAGTAGCTTGGATAAATAAACAATAAAGGAGAAAACACTATGGCTAATGTCGCAGAAAAGTTTGGTCTAAGACCATACAGAAAACTGGACGGAACACCATTAGTAGGAGCTCAGAACAGATACACGATTGCTAGTAACTATGGCACTGCAATTTTCCAAGGTGATTTGGTACAACCAACAACTGCAGGAAATATTGAAAGACATACACCTAACACATCGGACGCTGTTGTGGGTGTTTTCAACGGAGTTTTTTACACTGATCCAACTACATCAAAGCCTACGTTTAAGAACTTTTATCCAGGTTCAATTGTAGCGGATGACATTACTGCATTCGTTATTGATGATCCAGATGCTGTGTTCTTAGCTGATGCAGATGAAGCTTTTACAAGAGCGGATCTTTTTAGAAACTATTCGATGACAAACACTACTGGTGTAACGCAAACAGGTATATCGAAACAACAACTTGATGTTAGTGTTTCAGGTACTGCATCTACTTTTGTCGTTCAGGCAATTGATATTTCGCAAGACCCTGATAACTCAGACACAAGTTCTGCAAACGCAAATGTACTTGTTCGAATAAACAATCACTTCTACAGAAGTGGAACAGGCCTATAATAGATAAAGGAGAATAACTATGGCAATATCACGATCACAGCTAGTCAAAGAACTAGAGCCAGGTTTGAATGCTTTATTCGGCCTGGAGTATAACCGTTATGAAAATCAACATGCGGAAATATACAACACAGAAACATCTGACAGAGCTTTCGAAGAGGAAGTAATGTTAAGCGGATTTGCTTCTGCACCGGTCAAACAAGAAGGTGCTGGAGTAGTGTTCGATCAAGCAGGTGAAACTTTCACAGCTAGATACAACCACGAAACAATCGCGCTTGCATTTTCTATCACTGAAGAAGCAATCGAAGATAACCTATACGACAGACTTGCAGCGAGATATACAAGAGCTCTTGCAAGATCAATGTCAAATACGAAGCAAGTTAAAGCTGCAAACGTATTGAACAACGCGCAAGTTACAACTGTAACAGGTGGTGACGGAGTATCATTAATTAATGCTTCACACCCACTTGCAACAGGCGGAACTTTCTCAAATGTTCTTGCTACAGCTGCAGACTTAAACGAAACTTCGTTAGAACAATCATTAATCGACATTTCTGGTTTCGTAGACGAAAGAGGCTTAAAAATAGCTTCTCAAGGTAGAAAAATGATAATTCCAAAAGAATTACAGTTTACTGCTGAGAGACTAATGAAGTCTCCTATGAGAACTCAGACTGCTGATAATGACATCAATGCTGTAAGAAGCATGGGTATGGTGCCTGAAGGTTATGTTGTTAACAACTTCCTAACAGATACTGACTCTTACTTCCTATTGACTGATGTGCCTAACGGATTCAAAATGTTCGTTAGATCACCAATCAAAACAGCGATGGAAGGTGACTTCGATACTGGTAACGTTAGATTTAAAGCTAGAGAAAGATACTCTTTTGGATTTTCTGATCCAAGATGTGTATTTGGTAACGGAAATTTACCAACTAGTTAATACTAATTAACAGTATTAAATATTAAGGGGCGGTGCATTTGCATCGCCCCTTTTTTTATGTATAATAGAAAAACCTAGATTAATTTATTATGTCGACTGACTAGGCAGACGGTATAGAGACGACATAGTGCAACGGCTATACACAGGAGGAAATTATGGCAGGAACACACTTTAGAAATCCAGTAATGTTTGCTGGATTATCTGAAAAAACAAAATGGTTTAAGGATTTACCAGTAGATAATAATCCTAACTTTGTTTGTTATAAAGACGATTTTATTTATAACACATTACCTTCAGCAGAATGGTCAACATCTATTGCAGATGGTGGCGCAGCAGCTGGAATCTCAAATGAAGTAGGTGGAGCAGTAACTTTAACATCTGCTAACACTACAGATAACAATGGTTTAGCTTTAGTAAAAACTCAAAACAGTTTTCAAGCTGTTGCTGAGACTAAGGACAGCACAGGAGCAATCACTAACCCAGGCACAGTAATTTGGTACGAAGCAAGGATTAAAAATAATGATGCTAACGCCACTGACTATGGAACTGGATTAGTTGAAACTTTTACTGGAACTTCAGGATGGAGATCTGCAAACAGAATTTCTATTGAATCTAATAATGGTGAACAGTTTTACAGATTTGTAACTAAAAATGCTTCAGGAACAAATCAAGTTCAACACACTACACACACTATTGTAGATGACCAATATGATACTGTAGGTTTTAGATGTGACAGAGCAGGAAAAGTTGAGTTTTTTGTGAACAGAGTTTTAGCAGCTACTGTTACAGCAAACATCAATACTGATGATATGCAAATGTTTGCAGCTTCAGTATCAGCTTCTGCATCTGGACAGAGAATAACAACATTAGACTATATCAGTACAACTCAGAACAGAAATGCTTCTGAATTAATCGGTAAAATCTAATAATTAATAGGTGCTCCTTCGGGAGCACCAAATAAAGGAGTAAATTATGGCAGGTGGAGGATCATTCACAAGTGACCAGAGTAGTACGAGGATAGCATCTACGGGACAGGTAAAAACTGTGTCTGGAGGATCAACGGATTTGGGACCATGCAGAGTTACTTATATTCAAGCAAAAGGTTCAGGAGCTTTTACTACTGATGCATCAGTTATATTAAGAGATAGCACTGGTGCCGGTGGTAAAATTTTGTTCGAAGGACATTTTAAGCAAGAAGGATTAGATATCTATTTACCCGGAAGTGGTATTAGATTTAAAACTGCAGTGCACGCAACAATGTCT